AACATAACTCATTTTAAAAAACAGCAATTATTATAAACTACAGGTATTTTATTGTGTACACCCTTGAATATTTACACCCTTGAAGATTTACACCCTTGAAGATTTAAATCGGCTCCTAAAGGATCCCTTTAATTCATTCAATGGGATTACTGTTACCGATAAATGAATTAATAGTACCACAGCCCTTGGCTGTGTGTACCATTTTAAATCTTCATCGGTGTAAATCGGATCCTAAAGGAGCCCTTTAATTCATTCAATGGGATTACTGTTACCGATAAATGAATTAATTGTACCACAGTCTTCGGCTGTGTGTACCATTTTAAATCTTCATCGGTGTAAATCGGATCCTAAAGGAGCCATTTAATTCATTCAATGGGATTACTGTTACCGATAAATGAATTAATTGTACCACAGCCTTTGGCTGTGTGTACCATTTTAAATCTTCATCGGTGTAAATCTTCATCGGTGTAAATCTTCATCGGTGTATAAATGGGAAAATGGACGTGGCGTTAATTTGTAAAATTTTCTTCTTTTCCTTTTTCAAATGGAATCAAAAACATTTTCGCCAATTATTTTTAGTAAAACACCTGTTGTAAATCCTAAAATTATAAAACAGGGTTACTCTTTGGATAAATTTACTGACACGAACTCTGTTGAAGAAGAAAAAGATAATGACGAACAATATCAAGACGACTATGAAGACGATGATGACGATTATGAAGATGATTACGATTATGACGAAAAACCACCTGTTTTAATAAACAAACTCTTTTCTTCATCACCTATCGTGAATCGTTCTTCTTCATCATCAAATTATGATTCAACCAACTATATGAATAAAATGACATTGGATTTGATGATGAACCCTCATTATTTGGCTAAAGCGAATCCATCAGCATTTCAGAAAAAAGTAGAACAGGCGCAACATATTCTAAAATATCGGCGTGAAATTTACAAAACAATGAACGACTGTTTCGATGCCCTTGAGAATTTGGTTAATGGAAACGAAAACGACAATATCGATTTAGACGTTCAAACCGGTTTTATGCATTTTGCTAAATCAACCATGTTTAATATTCAACGATTTTCTGGTAAATCAGATACAGAACCAATTTTCTCTGTTTGTAATGATATTCACTCGTCATTCTATCCCTACAAGAACCCATAAAATATATCTTTAATTTAACAGGAATGAGCAAACAATCGAGAAAACAAAAAAGGAAAAATATTCAAAATAAACGCAGAAACACAAGCATCAAAATACAAAATAAAAGAATCAAACATAAGGGCGGACAACTTATAAACCCCCCTGTTGTTCGTCCATGTAACCCAGAAGTTATTTTGAATAAAAAAAACGCTACTCAAGACACTTGCTTAACAAATCCCCTGTTGCAAAAACTTATTGAAATTCACAACAAACTCTATCCTAAATCCAAGATTAAACAATCATCAGCCCAAGATGTTCTTCGTATTCTTCGTGAAAAAAACAGGGAGTGCATACATTCTACACACACAGACAAGTGTATATTGAAGAAAGCCGGTTTAGAAAAACATGTCGATAAAGTTTTCGCCCCAGAACATGACTGGAAAACCTCAAACGAATGGCTCTCCAATTTCGACATAAAAGCAGTAATGGATATGTACTCCAAATTATATCCTCATTTTCATTTCTTTGGTCCCGTTCCCATTGATTTTGACAATCCTGATGTATGTCCCGGAAATGGCGATAATTTATGTAATTTTAATTTGGAAAAGGAATTGAACTCGGGTAAAACTAAATTCGGATTTATTTTTAATCTGGATTTTAACAAGGGGCCAGGAACACATTGGGTAAGCATGTTTTATGATGCTAGTCCAGCAAATCCGAAAGAATCACTTTTATTTTTCTTTGACAGTGCCGGTAAAAAAAATACACCCAATGACCGTTTTTCACGTATTCATAATTTAGCCGAACGTATCATACAACAGGCGCAAAATTCGGAAAAATACAAACAACTTCGAGAACACCCTCCTGTTTTATTATTTAATGATATACCTCATCAAAAAAGTAACACTGAATGCGGTGTATATTCTCTATTTTTCGTTATTACAATGCTTACAAGAAAACCCGATATTGCTCAACTAAATGAACTATCTAATTCCGAGTTATTAGACCTGTTTTATGGTAAAAACGAAATCATTCCAGACCACTATATTGAACAATATAGGAATGTTTTCTTTACTAAACCTGTTTGAATAGTATAAATATCTTTTGAAAATGTAAAATTAATGAATTCCGATAATACAGAATCTCGGAATTTTTTCGTTGAATTATCAAAAAAGAACGATGTCCGCATTGTTGGTGAATTTTTTAAAAATATTTACGGTTTGATACAGAAACGAAAAGAACTTTTGTCTGGTCAAACAGAAAACGCCGCTAAAAATCTTGCTGATATTAAAGCTAAAACAGTCGGGTTTCATAATTGGCTTCTGTATAATTATGGTGATGGGTCTTTAGCTGACCATCATTTAGAAATCGTTCAAAAAATAATGGAAGGGAATATCGAAGAATTAAATAGTATCGAAAACGTTGTCCATATTTCTAATCAATCCAGAGGAATTCGCGAAGTTGACGAATTACTTTCCAATATTTTATATGGCAATCCTAAATCATCTCATAGTGAGAATATCCCTGTAAAAGTTGGCGATATTACAGGAGTAAATATATATTTAAATAAAAATAAAGTTACACAGAATAATTTGACTAAACCTGATAATCCATTAAAAGTAATCCAACAGGGGATTCAAATGACCCCTGTTATAAATCCTCGACGTCTTACTTTGGTGGAACAAATGAATGGAGAAGAAAATATGTTTATGAATATTTTAAACAAGGGAAAGAAATATAAAACAGAACGTCAAAAAGTTACAATACATTCGATTGAACCTTTACGCCGTTGAAAGGTGTAAAATTGAATTGAAATACAGAAATAAAAACTTATCATCATTCAATCAATATCCATCATGTTTTCAGCTTTTACGTTCTTTATGCTTTCAAGAAGAAAGAAAAAAGATACACCTTATAAAAAATACTGCAAAAATATTTCTCAAAAAATAAAAATCTACCAGAAACAAATCGACTGTTACATATCTAAAAATGGCGGACAAGCCCATTTAGAACGCGTGTATAATCTCGAACCAAACAGGATAAAATACACGGGGTTTTACGGGTTCATTCTTTTCAAACTTTTAGAAGAAAGGAATACACATATAATGAATATGTATGTTAAAGAACACGGGTTTTCAAATTTGATTGAAGAATACTCGGAATCAAATGACAATATACATACTTATTACGATGAATATGGCAATCGAACAGAAGAATTCAATGATTGGATTTTAACCAAGGCCTATATTGAAAATAAAATAAAACAAGAACGCATATTCTACGAACAAAATAGTGACAGTGGTTCATTTGATGACACTGATGATATGGTAATGCTTAATCCTTATTATGAACCATCCTAATCTTCGTAATAATCATCTTCTTCATCTCCATTGTTGTCGTATCCTTCATCTACATCATATCCATCTTCTTCCTCTTCGTCTTCACCATATTCTCGTCTTCGTTCTTCTTCTTCTTCTTCTTCTTCTGAAATTTCCACACCCACACCTTCTTGTTCTCTATCTTCAAGCTGTGTTTCAAAACCTACACCTTGTTTTCTCTTGTCATAAATGAATATCTCTTTGCCAACATTCCAACGACCTATCTTGTGTTTTTTCATTTCATTTTCTACTTTGCGTTCTTCATTGGTCATTTCCTTTAAATACTGTTTTATCACGTTTTTCTCTGAATCAGCATCCATTTGCTTCTTTTGACTTATCGTTTCATAAGACATTTCAACCCAAGAACCTACTTTGTCCATTTTATCTAAAGTGGCTGTCAAATATTCTACTAAAACATTCTTTATTTCACCACCTGTTGAAACCGTGTTTATTTCATAGTATGTCTCTAAATAAAGATACACCACTTCAACCAAGACATATGACAGGATATTCCAGAAAACGATTGGAGTAAACATTTCCTCCGGTATGTTTTGTATTAAATTATTCAACACAGAAACCTTTTCTAAATATAATACTATTATAGGCTTCAATATTTTTGTACTACCTTGATAAAACCCCGTGTTTTTTTGAATAAAAATCGCGATTTTTTCAAAATCGGCTTTGGTAAATACCCAATGTTCTGGTAGATTTGGAGTGCTTTTTTTCCCGAGTAAAATATACTGGGGTAAAAAAGTCGTAAATGCTGAAATGACATTTTTTATATGGACAATACTGTTTCTTATCGGAACCTGTTGTTCTTGAACGGTCAGGAAACGAAAAGGTATAACAATACCATTTGTTTCCAAATGTACCAACAGGGGTTTCTTGTACCCAATAATTTGTCGCACTGTTGGAGACATCTCTGCTTCTTCTAATAAACGACCATACAACGTTTTCGAATTTGCCTGTACAAGCACCTGTAGTATCTCTGTAAAACGCGATTGACGGTTCATTCGCAATTCAACAGTATCGTATTCTTCTCGCCTTGTTTTAATACGGTCCTGGTTCATTCTCTGAATAAACCGCTTGTATAATGCTCTTATATCTGTCCATTTACCGGATTTTTCAATAGTTTCTTGGAACATGGCCATTTTTTTAACAGAAGGCCATTCACGATTATAGTCACTCGGAGGTGCGGGGAAAGAATAAATTGCTTGTACATCGGTTCTATTCCATACACCCTTGTCATATAGAAAGTGAATAAAAAGATGTTTGATTGTAGCTTCTTGCATCACTGGGGCTGATGACTGAAATGTCGTAGTCCATGACATACCCCTGTAAAACAGCATTGGTGAAAACATTAATGTGGAAATTCGTTCAACATCTTGGTTCAATTCACGAGAATATTGAATGTATTTTAACAGGGTTGGGTCTTCTTGGCAAAAATAAAACACGGGATTTCTCGAACGCGTATTGTCATCGCAACAGGTGTTTTCTAAAAAGGGGACTTGACCCATTGTTTTCATCAACATTTTCTTTTTTAGGATAATCTCGTTGATGCGTTCCACAATTCCATAAGCCAAAAGAATACTGAGTCCTTTTAATTTATTGTAAGCCGTATCCTTGTTTTTTCGTGTTTGACTATATTCGTCCAAATAAAGACGATGAGATTCCTTTTCACCGGTTATAAGATTTTTTACCGAAAATGGAACAATCGGTGGTAAAAAATGTGGCCACCCAAAATGGGTGTATTCGTCTGTTCTAACGTCGTTCTCGTCTGTATTCTGTAGCAAAGCCTTTAGAGCATTCTTTAAAGAAGGCGTGTTATTAACCATGTTTTGCAAAATAATTTTGATGTTTTTCACCATCACGGTTTGCGACTGCTGTTTCATAGACTTCCAGGGACGTTCATCTATTTTCGCCGTGTCTTGCAACAAACAGGCCATGTAACGTATTCCTTCATCTTTTTCCGGATTTTCATCATGTGGAAAACCATTTAGAGTAAAACTACAGCCTAATGGTACGCCTATATTAGACCTTTTTAGTTTACGCCGATGCAATTGTAAAACGGCAAAATAGGATGATATCGCTACATAAATATGCATTCTATCAAGATAAATCTCATATGTCGGTTCACTACGCACTTTATTCGCTAATTCTTCGGCTGAAAATTTCGCGTATTTTTGCGCTAAAGTAGCCTTGTATTTCTTGGCAGAAATAATTATACGTGGGTCAATAATCGTGTTTTGATAGAGAACATTTATTTCATTAAACAATGGTGAATTCGCCTTTTCCTGAATCCCTGTTTGTTTGTTTAAAAAACGGAAAAGAACAGACAACACGTCGTTATCTTCATCCGGAACGTCTTCTTTCGAAGAAGAAAACAGGGTTTCAATCGCATTCTGTATTTCAGCCTCTTTTAACTCTTGTTCGACTATTGCCAAACGCCTGTATTCTAAAGTGTCACTACCGTCAGCTACTTGGTCCAATAAACAAATAGTATAACCACTCTCTTTATCAACCCAACTTCCACCATCGTCTGAAATGACACCATATGCCGAACAGACTTGGGCTAATTTACGATTGTAATCCCGTGTTTTCCCTGTATTGAATACCACCGCCAACTCGTAAATTGAAACAGGGAATAAACGCGTATTTGTTAATAAACAGTAGCCCCAATTCGGGTTCTCTGTTAAAGTAGCCTTTCTACAATACTGTTGGAAAAAGCGTACAATATCATATTGCCGTTTTTGTTCATGAGTTTGAGCCAAAACCAAATCCCTTAGAGAAGCATACGGCGACAAGATTGGGTTTTCAGCTTTATCCTCTTCGTATAAACCAGCCTGTTTCACCATTCCACGATTAAGAGACAAAATCCTGTTTTTATTCCATTCGCGTTTTCGAACTATTTCCTTCATATGTGTTTCAATGTCTTGTTCAATTTGTTCCTTCATAGTTTCTGCTATCTTGGAATAACGGCGTTCAAATTCGAATTGAATCGCGTTTTTTACTTCAACAGGTTGGTTTCGTATTTTAGAAGCCTGTAATAAATTACCAACTTCTTCGCCAAAATCCTCATCTTTTAAATTCTTATCTAGTCTCCATAACCCCTGTATGCGTTTATAATACTGTCTAGTCATGACAACATCCTTCTGTTTCTTGTTATTTATTGTGGCCTTTTGAACAATCTCCAAAACGGCATAATCCCCATCTTCCACCATTTTTTTACCGGTTAATATCGTCTCGGTCATTTTTTCAGCTAATTCTTGGTTCAATTGGTCAACATCAGTCAACGTCTGAAAAACTATCTCTCGTTTTTCAGCTTCCGTCTTGGTTCGCTTTAATATTGGTTCAAATTTGCGAATCCACTGACGTGTATCTCCATCCAACAGGTCGTCATCTACAAATACTTTGACATCATCTTCATTATCCTTTTCGATTTGACCTTCGTTACTGTATTTTTTTGATAGAGTCTTTATAACAGATGGTCGTGCCCCATTCTCGGTTGAACCCGTGTTACCTATATCAGGAGAACCTGAAAGAAATTGTTCTGGTGTCAACCAATCCAACAGGAGAGAAATCAAACATAGGTGAAATAACCGGCCATTATCAATCGATAAAATAGTCCTTATAATCTCACTGTTGGATATGTTGATGCTGTCGGTCGTTAAGGAAGATATGCTTTCGAAATTTATTTGATAGGCATTCTTTAATTGTTCTACACGTATTGAACCTTCTGATGATGAAGAAAACAGGGTGTATAAATTATTCCAACGCACATTTGCCGGTTTGTAATAAGCAAACACCTGTTGGGCAATTCTTAGCCATTCTCCTGAACGCGTCCGCCATTCTTTCATATAAGAACGAATATTCTTGTCAATCTGAACGTTTATATCTTGGGCTTCAGAATTTCGAATGTTTTCTTGAGAAATGGCCCATCCCGACATTTTTTTAACCGCGTGTTGTAAAGAATAAATGTCATCCATCTCACCACCGTTTTTAAGAACCTGTAGCAAATACCCAGTCGTAGGTGTCACACTTTGTAAAACCTGTATTTTACTCAATGAAAAATCGGGGTTAACAAAAAAACAGGTGGGTTTTAAACCGTATAAAGGAGTTCCAATATTTTTCTTCTTCGTTGAACGTTGTCTTGGTTTTTCAAAACGCATAAAAGTAGATTCGTCATATTCGGAATATAGTTGATTGTCTGTATTTAACTCGAATAAATGAACATCCTCCGGTATAGGATTATATCCATTCGTTGTAGGAACCCCTGTTTTATAAAAAGGAGTAGCCTGTGTTGTTGTTTCCATAATAGTCTTTAAATCCGGAATATAAATGGCAGAAACATACGCTTTTTCTCCCTGCAAAAAACGCTGTTTTTTATAAGGAACTTTACTAATATCGTAAATAGAACTCATGCTGTTTTTTTTTGAATTTATTACTTGTAAATGTAGAGATACAGCAGGGTCTTTATCTTGTGCTATCCAATATTCATGCGGAACTCTGGTCTTGACCGGGGTGTTAAAAAGTGACTTATCTTGCAACACGTCTGGCTTCAGAAAAGGAACATGTACAAGGCTTTGAAGTAAATAAGACAACCTGTTCTCATCACCCTGTTGAACGTTTTTTCGATATTTATCCCAAGCCAAACTCAAATTATTAATTTCGTCATCGTCATCATACACATGAAACGCTTCATTCGCCAACAATTCTTCTTGCTCACCGATAAAATCCACATACACTTTTTTCTTCAACTGAACCACCGGAATAAACACCCTGTATGGAAAAGAACCTGTTTCTTGAATGTAATGACGCAAAATAGGTCTCGTCTCGGTTTTGCGAGGAATAATAATTCCGTTTTCTTGAAACTCGGAGAAAGATTGTCGCAATTCGACAAATCGGTTAATCTCTGTTATGATTGCTGTACTTAATTCCGGCGTGTGTAGATGTTTTGGAAAACGCGAATACAAATGGTCTGATATATCTCCAATTTGAACATCCAGAGTATAACGCTGTTGGTTCTCTGGTATCTCCATTTCCAATTCAATCGCATCTAAATCTTCCGTCACATCTTCCATACTTACTATTTCTCGAAACACAGTATCACCCTGTTTAGAAAGTACCTGTAGTACAGATTGTCCAATTTCTACAGGTTGTTCTTCAATAGCATATATATCCTCGGGAACGCGTTCATCTAAAGGACCTTCTATTCCAGTTGTTAGAACAACACGTATTCTCTCAATGTATTCAGGAATTCCCTTGTATTCAAAATCAATATATAAAACATCTTTTGTTTCTAAATCAACAACCTCAATGGCATCCAATATGATTTCCTGTATTTTTACACGAATATGCGGTATTTGAGGTATTGACCATTCAATCAACAAAATGTCATCCTTTTGAAGACGGTTGATTTTAACGTATCCTAAATCGTCTCCGCGACTTATTAAACTTATCTGTTCTATGGATGTGTCAATCAAGAACCCCTCCTTCTCTTCCTCATCCCATTCTATTTTATATGAATAACGTTCGTCTGGTTGTGCAATATCAATACATCGCAACCAGTTATGGTCAATATAATCCACGAAAAAAATACGACTATTTATTTTTTCATTAGATGGTGCCAATATTTTGATAATGTCCCCATACTGTAATCCTAACGAATAACGCCCCCCAATCACACTTATACCTGTTTTATTTTGGTCTGTCATAATTCCTTCGTGTTTTTCTACTAAACCTTTGTATTTAGGGTTCATATATTTTACTGTCTTTTTATCTTGTTGAATAACCAATCCATATCCGAAAATTACAACAATACATGCTATTTTTACTGATAAGATTATCAGTAAAAAAATATCGAAAGACTACACCTGTGTTATAACTAAACTTTTCATAGTTTGATGAATTTATTCAATGTCTACGTGGGTCAACATATGACGACGGCAACACGGATTTTTTATACGCATATCGTCCAAAACTTGGCCTTCGATTGTTTTTTCAGTGTTGTTTGACGAAAAATAAACCACCTTGTCGTCTGGTATTCCAGCTCTTAATTTACGATGTTGGACTTCGTTCAAATAATACCTGTATTTATCTGCCAACACTTTTGAACAAGAAACGCATAAAACAGGAATAATCATTTTACTATATTACCTTGTTTTGAGTTTATTTTTATGTGTTTTCCCTTTTTGACAGATAATCAATTTTATTGAACTCGAAAGATATTCAATAAAATTACACCTGTTATACATCCTCATTATCTTCACAATCGCCTTCTACGCCTTTTATATTTCCTTCTAAATTGGATATCGGAATTGTCAATCCACCTTCTGGTTCAACACTATTATCGTTTAATACCCCCGTTTTTTTTAACAATTTCTCATTTACCGACATTGTAAACGACTGTAATTTCAACACAATGTCTTTTATTTGAAATATTTCTTCAGCCAACATTTGACAACGGGAATGGAATTCGCTAAAGTCAGCCTCTGAAACAACATCTCTTGAAGACTCTAATCCTTCGCGCAAGGGCTGAAGTTCGTTATGCATCAAATCATTGTAATCGCGTATTTTTGCATCTATTAAATCCTGTATTTGTGCTAAAGAAGGCCCTGTATTTCCTTGGTAATTCTTTGGTTGAATACCAGTATCCAATTGTTGTGACTGAGTTTTATTCATAAATGTCTCCAGTTGATTCAATCTACGACCGTAAATCTCAATAACCTGTTGTAAAGATAATCCAGCAGATTGGTTAGGAACTAAATTCCCCGGTTGTGTTGCAGGATTAATTTGACGGGTGTTCTCAACAGTTTTGCTTGGTGGTATAACAGCTGGTTGGTTAGCGCGCCTGTTTTTAGCAGAAGATATTGCACTACTCATTGTTGAAATGAATATGGAATATTATAAAGACGTTTTTACGCACTTTTCTCTTTACATGAACCGGTAAATAATTTATTTTTTATTGGATTATAATGCATCTTAATACCGGCTCTTTATAAACACACCGTCTTTATATGGAAAATCTATCGAGGTTTTTTTATAACTCGGAATAACCTGTTTCATATCTTCGTTTTCGTTTTCTCTGTAAAAAAACAATAATTGGTCTTCAACTATTTTTTGAAATTTGCCTTCATTGAAAATCTCTGTTATTTTTTTATTTCTTCTTGGCAGTTTTTGAGGGTTTCCTAGAATCGTTTTTTCAGGCTTTGCTATATTGATGTCATTATAGAGACCTTCTTTATTTTCCTTCTCATTATTTGCCCTTTCTTTATCATTATCTGTATCTGTATCGTCTGATTTTTTGAAAACGCGAACTTCTAAATTATTTAATATATGACTATTTAATACCTTATCATTAAGCGTGTCATAAAAATTCACACCTTTTAATTCGTAATAGTTTGGATTATTTTCAACATCTGTAATATCTGAAATTCTCGTTCCTCCCTTTCTTGTACCTGAACCTCCTCTTCTTACTTTCCTCTTGGATTTTCGATTCTTTTTTGATGATAAACCCATTTACATTAAGCCCACATTCTTTTTACAAATTAATCAATGGTTCTATCATTCTTATCTAAAGTTAACATATACTTTTGAAAAATGGAAAGCACCACTTTTGGAGGAGGAGGAGCAGAAATAATCAAAAAAACATTTTTAAACCACGTGTTTTCAACGACAGAAGAAGGAAAAGCAGAGGTTCTAAATGTTTTACAATATGCAGGTTTAGCCATTATACCAATTGTTATTCTCAACAAAATAGTCCAACGTTTCATTCCAGATGCTGACCCAGACAAATCCAGTTTAGAAATAACATTTGAAATACTGTTGCAACTCTTGATTATTTTCGTGGGGATTATATTCATTCACCGTTCAATCACGTTTTTCCCAGCCTACAGTGGGTTTCCTTATGGAAATTTGCTTCTAACCAACAGTATTTTGACCTTTTTAATCATCGTTTTATCAATACAAACCAAATTAGGCATAAAAGTAAATATACTAGTTGACCGTTTATATGACCTATGGAACGGAACTTCTTACAGTGAACCTCCTGTTGAAAAAAACACCGGACGTATTCAATCTAGTCATAGAACAAGTCAAGCAGATTTTAATGACCCAGATAGTCCAAATCTGACTGCTCATCCACTCCCTGTTTCAACTACCCGAGGAGCAGTTCAACAGATTCCCAATGAAGTTGAACCTGTAGCTGCTAATTCCGTGTTTGGCGGGTTCGGTTCTGTATTCTAAGACTTGTGATTTATTCTTTTTACACGAGATAAAAAAGAATAAAGCCATTTCCCTTTACACAAAAACACCTTATTTTTCAATGCACCATTTCGATGGCAACAAAACAGCCCTGTGTAAATTAATCTTTTTAAAACACTTGTTGATTGTAACATCGCTTATTTCACAACATTTAATAATCTCCTGTTTGGAAATTCCTAGATTGGCTGTGTGATTAATGAAATAAATAATACCCGAAGCAATCGCCTGCGGAGTATTGTCTAAAATCAATTGTTCTTTTTCGATTTTAAAAGCAATAAATTTGGCTAAAAGACATAGTTCCTCATTTATCAATTCAAATTTGGCACAATAACGCTCTATAATCGCTCCTGTTGTTATTTTACATAATTCTGTTTGCTCTGAAGAATTTCGTTCAATATTATTTAAAATATTAACGGCTACCGCACAACCCTTGGTTGCATGTTTTTTGTCTAAAACAAATATTTTGGCGATTTCCGAAGCAGTTCTCGGATATCCATTTATACGATAGGCTAAATATATTGATGCCGCTTTTATACCATCGCGATTTAAACCGCGAAACATTTGTTCATCCGAAATCTCCTTGTGTTTTATAAGTGCTGTGTCGATTATTTTGGTTGAAACCCCCGCAATACGACCCATGTTGGTTATATATTGGAATTCATCATAAAGAGTTTTTTCCTTGTGTGGAAATGCTTGCCATTCAATCCATTTGTCGATTTTCCTCATTTCAAACGAACATTTAGTTGTTTTCAATACTTTACATGCAGAGGATGATTCTTTTAATAACGGATTCTCCGGATTTCCACAACGAGTCATATCATTCCCATCATCTTTCCCAAAAGAGTTCCATTCAGGGGAATCGTCTAAAACCCGTGTTTCCATATACCCACAGTGAATATTAATACATGTCGGAAAACCGTCTTCCATAACATAGAGGGTTGATTTACAAATGCAACATGTCTGTTCTTGTTTAACATTTTCTTGATATTCCAACAGGTTGGATTTATCTGTTGAATGCAAGAACTCTTTCCACGCCTTTTTGATTTTTCGTTTGTCCATTTTTCAAATGAAAAACGCGTAGCCGATTCTTATTCAATGAATTATCTGTAAAAACAACCTGTTATCTTTATACAATTTCAATTTTTATTCTTATTATATTTTAACGAACATATGTCAACACCACTTAATATTTATAATAGACCCTTTGATTCATCTTCTGATGAAGTAGCTTCACAAAAATTCTCGGAATTAATAATAGGAGCTTTTGATGATTCGACCAATAATATCGTTAACAATGCTTGCAATCTTAATGCTAATACAGAAATTTTAAATATTATTTACAACAGAATAAAAAACCACATTGAAAATTCATTATTGATTAATGACAAAATTAACAGTATTGTTTTCGATATATTAATTAAATTACTTGAAAATTCTGGTTCTAAGTTAAACAATGCAGTTGTAAGATGTTTAACAGGGGGTAATTCGGAAGAAACTTTCTTTTACAGTCTCAAGAATAAATTGCCTAATTTCATAATAGAGACATATGGTGCTCAATGCAACCCTTCTGAATCTCAAACACTGCAGAAAAAACAGCAGGGAGGCGTTGGTACTGAAGATGAAATTTATAAACATGAAGTCAATAAAAAACTAAAAAAGATTATTTCTCAAATGCCTGTAAAACTTCATAAAAAAATAGAAGATACTGTAAGTAATATATTTAATGAAAAAAACCAAAAGCCATATATTGCACTTCAGAATTTTACAACAACAGTTATTAATAAAATAGAAAAAACTATACAAGATAGCCCCCTGTTGAAAAGCGAGGATATTTTTTCAGTAATTCAATTTATTACGTTCTTGGAGAAAATCGATAAAGATAAAGACCAAGACAGAATTAAAAAAATAAATGATACAGTTGGAAAAATATTAA